CTGAGCCGACAATTTTTGTATACCCTGCACCGCGATCGTGAGATACTCCTCCACAGCGGCCGCATTGGCAGTGGGGTCGTTTTCGGTCTTGACCACTTTCATCAGAGCTGAATTTAACTGCTGACCAGTGGTAGGATCTTTTCGTACCATATCCATGTTGAGTGTCTGACGGGTGCCAGGTATGGTTGCGGCCAGCTTGCCATCGGACCAGCTCAAGAACTTGCGGGCACGATTGCCCTTGCGCATGGCGGTGTTTTGTTGGAACTGTTTTGGCATGGTGGTCACACTGGGATCTACTGGGTTGCCGGCAGGGGCAACGCCGCCGGGTAGATCGTTAAAGGCTTCGTTTACCTTTGTGTATTTCATTGGCGTTTGTATTTTAGTCAACGCTTTATCCAGTCGTTTGGCCAGTGCAGGATACACACAAGCTTCTTCCAAATCAGACTGCAGGCCTTGTATGCCGCCGCGTGGTTTGCCGTAAACCTGTTGCATGACCTGACCTTGGCTACTCTGCGCCACCGAAGCTGGCATTTGACCAGGACTGGCCTTAGAAGCCGTTGTTTGGGCAGTTGGTGCGGCCGCTGGCAAGGTCTTGACAACCTGCAACCATTCGGCTGCTAATTTTTTCACATATTCAGCGGTTTGTTGCTGGGACTTGGCTTGATTCTTGCTCTGATTGAACTTGTTTGAATCAAATGCGCCTGGAGTCTTGTATGAAGCTTTGAGATCCTTCAAGGTATCAAGTATGCCTTCACGTAGAGCAGTGATTTCATGAATTTGCATCGGTCTTCCTGACAGTTCTGGTGAATTTTTCAGGGTCTTTTAACCGTATAGCGTTGAGCAATTTTCTTGTGAGATTTTCAGCCTGTTCGGCGGTGTAACTGCCTTCTATTTCTTCCAATAAACGTATAGCACCGGCGATGATGTTAGATGCACGATTTTCAATGACATGGCGCTGATCACGCTCGATATACATGGCATCCAGTTCTTCCAACAGGCTTCTAGTTTTCTTTTGCATATAGCCAAGACCTTTTTATTATTTAGCGAATTTAAGATCTAACCAAGTCCAATTTTGTTAGCAAAATAGTCTGCCAATGCAAGATATCCAGCTTTGTCAGGATGCATGCTAGATTTATTATAAGAATAATTATACTTTTGCTGTGTGTTTGAATTTAAAAAATAAGATTCACATACATCATTTAAATATTCTGGTTGTAATTTTAAATTTGCATAATGGATTGCTTTTAATGATTGTAATTTACGATCAAGATCTTTTGTGCCAATATCAAATTCATCTAATGGCATGTCTAAACTGTTAAAGTCGTTGTTTTTTTTATAATTTAATATCCAAGAAAGTTGTTTATTATATGTTGCCGGTCTTAGACTTAATCCCGAAACAAATAGCGGAATACCTAAAGTCTGCACACTATGAATAAAATAAAAATTTAACATTATTGTATTTTGCAGGTCATTCCACGCATGCCAAAACTGATTATAAATTTTATCAATATCGGTGTTGCCTGATCCTGGCCAGATTTGATGCCATTTTCCAATTTTTAATATTTCAGTCCTTGATGCAGGTGCAAGTGGGAATATCACGTAATCGTAATTAGAATCACGACACAACTCCTCAATGCCAATTCTGGCAGCACGCTGATTACTTGATCCTGCTCGAGCAAGATTAACTACTTCAACACCATATTTTTGAGACATCTGTGCTGGCCATGAAATTTTTGCTGGGTCTAGTCTGCACTCGTTAGAGCCAAAAGTCCAGCTGTCCCCTAGTGTCAATATTCTCATGTTTGCTTGATTTGCCCTAGTAGTTGTTTTAGTTTAGCACTCTGCACGTCGGTTGTAATTTTACCAGCCTCTTCACGCTCGGCCGTCGGTTCAGAGGTAATCATAGTACTCTTGGCCTTGATGCTGTCTAATAAGTTTCCACCCGGGCGTTTAAAATTGTTTTGTTCTTCCTCACCAGGATCAGTGATACGCATGGTTTCGATGTTGTAGTCTAGGTCAATCTTCATACCAACACCTGTTGAGCTACGTGATTTCATACATTGTATCTGATACTTGCCACGCTCACGCATGGCACGACTTGTAAAGATACCAAACACGTTATCCGCGGTATTGATCTTTGAAATACCACCCGAAATATGACTGTGGTCAAATTCGATTTCTTCCACAGCTGATCTATTCAACTGACTAGCTGTAACAAACAACACATTGAGTTCTTTGGCCAAGTTACGCAATTCTTCACTGACATACTTGTCTTTGACAAATAGGTCATTGGGGCTAACTTTGGCACTGACCGGCATCAACAAGTCCAAGTAGTCACACATGACAAAGTCTACCCGAATACCTGTTTGTACTTGTACTTCTTTGATATAACTACGGATGTCGTTAATGTTTGATTGTGCCGGCAATGCCTTGATTCTATACTGTCCAGCTTTTTTAGACACTAACTTAACCTTAAGCTCAGTTTGATCAATATCCTTACGAATTTCTTTTGTACTCATTCCTGCCAACATGGCATCAGTACGCAACGCACATAGTTCTTCGCTAAGTTCCAAGCTGATATACACCCCACTAAGTCCTGCCTGTAACCAACTCAATGCTATGTTCATCATAACAAGCGATTTGCCCGAACCAGAACCACCGGCAAAAATATTAAGCTCACCACGGCTAAATCCACCGTACAAGATCTTGTCCATCTGTGGCCAACCGGTTGAAACTTGGCCGCCTGAATTAAAATACTTGTCAATGCGTAGCCGAGGATCAGCCCAATAGTCTGTGCCCATGTCTTTGGTCAAGCTGATCTGTACCGCATCTTTAATTAGTTTTTCTACAGGATCATACTCGCCCTTTTCCAATAGGTCTGCTGATTTTAAAATGGCTCGTTCTAGTTCTTGACGTCGAGTAAAACCTTCGAACTCGGTCATGAACCATTCAAAGTGTCCGTCGTTTAGATCTGGTACAGTTTGTAGTCGAACGCCTGTGCTGGCGCCGATCTGTTCTACAGTGGGTAGTGTTTTGTGTTGGTCACTGTGCTCGGCAATAAAAGCAGCCGCTGGTCTAAGGCTACGATCAAAGTTTTCCGGATTGTAAATGTTTTGCACACGCACATACGACTCTGCGTCTTGCAACATCATTTCTAAGAATAGTTTTTGGACATCAAGCCCGTAGTCTTTTAACAAAGTTTGTTCCTTTGCATTGTTGGTAATAAGGATTTTTCAAAAAAATATTTATTTCCAGCTGGGCCATGATGACCCATCCATCCGTATTGGTCAAAGTCTGCTGGTTGATTAACGTTTAAATTTATTCCATTGTATGTATCTTTGAATATTATACATCTTGAATGATTCATAACATGCGGTAATACAAAACTACTAGGCCCCCACATGTTATTTTGATCAAATGATTTACTCAAATTCAATATCATGTAATTGGCATTTTTTGAATCTAACCATGTGGTTAATAAAAATATATAACGCAAGGTTTGAGTTTCTAACCATGACCGATCGCTGTGAATAATTAATTGTTTATCTTCACCGTAATTGGACAATGCGATCAATCCGTGATGTGCTTGCGATTGTAGTGATGCTAATTGCCAAGTTTTGGTATCAATAGTTTGACCACAATACTCGGTGTCTTTATAGTTATCAAACACTGTAATTCTTTCCAATGGCGGAATCCCTATCAAAAACAAATCTTTTCCCCAATTGTATTGTGCTTGCTCTCCAATTAATATTTGAGCTACACTATCAAAACTGTTGCCGGTTTTGGAAAAATTTATAATGGTTGGAATACCGCAGTGACTTGCAGTTAGCCCCCAGAAGCTGTCTTCGGGCGCAACGCAAACATTAGGGGTTGTAAAACTATCACCAAATACCCAAAGTTTATTGTAGTCTTTTAACAAGTTGTTTCTTTCTTAGTTCAATTTTAATTCGACTAGTTTCCTTAGCCTGCATTATAGTTAGCAAGGTCGCTAATCTACCCATACGAATTACCGCATCGTTTATGTCTTTACAACCCGCAGGCCAGTTAGGCATGCTTACTGCCCATCCTAATTCTACAGCACGGTCTACTAACCGCATACCAGCTTCGTCTTGGTCTGGTACCACAACAACGTCACGTCCTAGACTACGTATCAGTCTGACTTGCGCATCATTGATCTCTGCGTGTAAGACTGCCAGGCCATTGAT